GTCGAATTGCTCGTGGATCACGATGTCGGTCGATGCGAAGTCGTTCGCGTTGCTTGTGATCGTCGCGGAGACGCCGCCCTCGACAACGTGGCCGGCCGTCAATGCCCAATGGTCGGAGATCGGCGTGGCTGTCCCCTTGTAGATTTTGCCCTTCGCGTCACGCACCGTGATCCGTGCGGCGAATGGGGCGAAATTCACCGCATAGTCGACGTATGCCGAATCCGGTATACGGTCATCCGTTGTGCCGGCGAGGGCGGATGCTGAGAGGGCGGCGAGGGTGATGAGGGATTTCATCGGACCCTCCATAGCCGGCAGGCGAGCGTAGAGAGCGGCTTGAGCTGCTCTCGCGGTATGTAGTGGCTCTGAACGCCGTAGCCAAAGTCCTTGACGGGCGCCGCCGCCAACTTGGAACCCCACTCCCAGCCGACCAGAGTCGCCTTGTTGTCGACGAACTCTGCCAAGACGTAGATGTCTGCGAGCGGCTTACCTGCCTCGTGGATCAGGTTGTTTGCCTTGCGGGCGGTCTTCACGTCGACCGTGAACAGCATCGGAACGACGAAATCGACGCCCGCGTCTCCCGACGGCCGGTCGGAAATATCCGGCATCGCTCCACAGAACTCGCCGAAAGCAAACTCGCCATGCAGGCCGACCGACTCGTAGCCTTCGGAGAGAGGCCGGCTCGAGGTGTGACCCTCGTGCAGGGCCATGCGGTGCGATGCGATGGCTTCGATCATCTCTGCACCTCGCCGAGGGCGCTGGAGAGCCAGCGGAGTTTTTCTTCACGCGGGAACACGCCGCAGGGGTGGTAGACAAGATCGCCGGCCTGCCAGTGCCCCCCGATTTCGTCGTGTGCGTTGGCTGGGCGATTCCAGACAACCGAATTGAACGCACGCAGCGGGGCAACGGTCAGAACGTCGCCAAGAGCGTCAGCGTTGTCGCCCAGAAACGTCTGCCACATGCACGGAAGCGAACGCCACTGCTCCACGGTTTCCGAAAGGTACTTCGCGAGCTGCCTTGCTTTGAATGTGTTCCTCCAAAGCATCGAGCCGCAGTTGATCCGGTTCCAGCCAACTATTCCTTCTTCGCACACTGTGACGTTTGGCCCGATGCACCCGAGAGACTCGATCGGCACCGCCATGTTCGTGATGAGCGTGTCGGCGTCGAGCGTCCAGATCAAATCAAAGCGGTCAAGGTAGTGGCACAGCAGATCAGTTCGGGCCACGGCCGTTTCGTATGGCTGGTTGTCTGCCACCAGCGAATAGCCGTGTCGTAGGCAATACTCGAGCTTGTTTGGCATCGTCAGCGTGGCGTCGTCGCGGATGTTCTCCGAGACGCTGGTGATGATTGCCACGCTCATTCGTCCCCCCTCGTCATGTACGGCAGGAGACTGAAATAAAACGCCGCACCAACTAGCACGAGCAGGGTCGCCATATTCAGCGTCTCGTTCACTGCTTGGCCCCCTGCGGAGCCTCGAGCAGCTCTGTTCGCACGATCTTCGTGTCGTGGGGGGCAGCGACCGACAGTCGGACTCGACCATCAGCCACCCTCGTGACCATGATCTCGATGTCGTCGCCGATCTTGATCGACTGTCCAGGCTTCCGTGTCAGAACAAGCATGCGTACTCCTTTCGCAATGTCGTGTTGCGTACCTTATACGGTGGGGGCAAATCGGGCAAGCCAAGTTTTGCAGGCCGCCTGAACCGCAGGCCGCTTGTGCGACGCTGCCGCCCATTCGATGTATTCCCGCCCCCGCGGCTGCTCGACAGCCTCCTCGATGGACATTCCAGAGAACCGGCCGTCGCGGAAGATGAATTCTTCATCCTTCGGCTTCAGATGGCCGTCGATAACGGGCACCCACTGGGCCGTGTTGCAGAAGCAGCATTGGATCAGCCAGTCGCCGTGGGCCTCGTAGAGGATGTCGTGGGCAGAGCCTCGGCACATAGAGTCGGCGCACTCGTGCGTATGGTCGAGCCTGCCGAGAGCTTTTATGGCCTTGGCGGGTGAATTCCCTAGATAAGAAGCCTCTTTTTTGGGGGTCTCAATAGGGGTAAGGGTCGCGACGACCTTTGCGCGCGCGCTGCGCTTTTTCGTCGGTTCGTTCGGCGTAATGTCGAAAAGTGTGCTCATATCGGCATCTCCATGCGGTACTTTTCTCTGGGGTCGTGGGCCACAATCAACTTCTTTCTGGCGCGGGTGACGGCGACGTATTCAATCCGCCGTTCCTCGTCGTGTCGTTCCTCGTCGTTTTCCTCGCTGGCGCGGATTCGTCGGCCGACGCTGGTCAGCAGGACGACCTTATCGGCCTCCATGCCTTTCGCGGAGTGAACAGTGCCGATGCGAATCTTCGGGTCGCTGACAATGTCGACGCCCCACTGCTTTGCAGCCGCGTACCACTTCGTGCCGCCGTCGGGGAGGCCAGACCACGAACCGTCCGCTATCGCCTGCCGCAGGTGCTCCGTCGCCCCCAGCAACGGCAAATCCTCCGGGTATATCCGGTCGAAATGCTCGCTGACGCCCTTAGACCACTTGCTTTTGCTGCCGCGTTCCAGCCACGTCCGGCCGTCGACTGTCTTGCTAGGTAGCATATCAAGCACGGCGGTCCACGCCTCTGAGCCGATCGCCTCGCCCCGCTGGAGCCGCCACAAGCCGCCCATGCCGGCGTCGCGGGCGTAGGAGCCGTCGCGAGCCTTGATCTTGCGGAACGGGACGCCGATGTCGTCGAGGATCGCTGCGATCCGGCTGACGTGCCTGTTTGTCCTGGCGAGCACCAGAGTCTCGTCTGCCGGCGACAAGTCAGACAGGTCATCCTCGAAGTTGTCGCTCTCTTCGACATCGCCGCCGTGGTCGGCTGGCGCGATGCCGCGATCCCAGTATGAGTCACCCAGACGCTTGAGGCACGCCTCTCCGAGGGCGAGGATCGGAGCGGCGCAGCGGTATGACTTCGGCATCACAGACTGCTTCGCGACGTCCCACCCCATGAAATGCGAACTGGACGCCCCTGCCCAACTGTAGAGAACCTGGAATGGGTCGCCGAGCAGCCATGCCCACTTGACCGATGGTCCCGTGACGAGTCTTCGGCAAGCCATGTCGAGCAGTTTGCTGGCATCTTGGGCCTCGTCGAAAATCCAGCCGACGACCTCCTGCGGAACAAGCCCGTCTGGATCGACGTGAACCGGGCCGTCTTCGGGGTCAAACCGGACGCCGACGAACCGGGAGAGCATATCCGTGAAGTCCATGCGGGCATCGAACCGCTTCGCCTGCTCGTACATCTTGATCCGCTTGATCACCTCGCCGGCCGAGGGAGCCTCCGGGTCTTGGTCGGCCTCGACCACCTGCCGCACCGGCACTACCAGGCTGCGGGCCAGCGACCAGTAGTTCAGGGAAGCCGCCGCCACGGGGTCACCCGTGTAGATGCTCACGCCCTCGTCCTCAGAGAGCTGGTACGAGACATCGCTCCCAAGGGCTTCACTGATCCATTTGTCGTCATCCCGGCTACTGCCAATGATTTCACCCTTGGAAACCCCAAGGACCTTGTAGGCGACGCTGTGGGCCGTCTTGAACCATCCGTGCCGCTCGAGGTCTGTCTGCGGAACCCTCCACGCCTCCGCAGCCCTCGCAGCCGCCGTAGTCCTCGCACCCCTCGTAAACGACGAGAACCCCAAGACGAACGGGTTGCCGGCAACCTCCGGCCTATCCATAGCCTTCTGCAAAATCTCAATCGCCTGCCTCGTCTTACCCGTCCCAGCCCCGCCGATAGCCCGTGCAGCCTGCATTTTTGTCTCCTTTTGTAGTTTTTGGACGGCCGGACGGTCAGTCCGAAAAATGAACCGTCCACCCTAAGTCATGTGATTGCAATTAGTTGAGTACTAGTGACGGTGGACGGTGAGTGATTTGGGGTAAACGCATTACCCCCATCGGCATCCCCCTTTACTGTCCAATTTTCGTCCTCGCCTGCCGCGAGCACTTCGAGGGCAGCAACCCACTCCTTTGTGAAGACCACATACTCCAGCCGGCCGCTGGAAAATCGGTGCCTCCGGTGGTCGAAATCCTTCTGGCCGACGATGTCGAGGAGCTTTGCCCGAATCCGGTTTCGCTCCCCTGGCACTATGTCGTGCTGCCTACCGATGTCCTCCCAGATTTTTGACCACTGGAACCAGAGTTCGTCCGGTGTCACCCAGCATGGTCGACCCGATTCGTTCGGCTCCGGCTTCTCCTCATCCCGCGGCTGCGTGGCCTTCTTGAATATCTGAAGGACGTAGCTCGACAACTGGGCGTAGCGGAGGCTCGACGTACCGACCTCAATGTCGTCATGCTGCTTCTTTTCTGTCATAAGCAGTTCCATGAGACCTGGAACGCTCTGGTAGTTGTTCGCCTTGCTGGCGTCGTGCCCCTTCCAGATTTTCTGCCAGCGACCAGCGTCGCCGTCGAGAATGTATGTCCGCGTGGCGACGAACACAGCCGCGGCGGTTTTCGATGCCGACCGGAACGTATCAAACGACATCTGAATCCGACCCTTGCACGGCGTCTTATCCCAAGCGGGGACGCACAAGACGATCTCCGGCGGGTCGGAGTGAATCATTTCGATCCGCCAGTTCCCCGGCTCGTAGGCGTCCGTCTTGCCGACGGTCACCTTCTTGAGGCCGTACAGTTCAAAACCGCTCCCAGGTGGAGGCTTCGTGCCTCTGTCTGGCGCAGTGATCTTGTTGATCTCTGCCTCGGCGACGCACTCTTCGGCATCGTTCGCGCCGGGAACCCAGCCGCCCTCCTTCTTCCTTCGGTAGTGCTCGTAGCAGTCTGAGACGATGGCACGAACGTGGTTCTCATCGGCGGGCGGTTTACAGTTGTGCTTGTTTAGGAGCAGTATCTCTCGCACCGTTATGTCTTGGTTTACGCGGTCGAGCGGCCTCAGTTGGTTCACGATCTTGAACCACGACCACCGGAGGATGGCTCTGTGCCGCTGCCCGTCTGGTATCTCTCCGAAGAGCATTGTCGAAGCAGGCTTCTCGTCAGGTCTGCCAATTGAATGGCCGGCTCCGTTGGAGAGGGCCACGAGAAGAGCCTTCGGCGTCTGGGCAATGTCGACATCGTCCAGCGAGTACCCAGGCTTCCAAGCGTACTGGACGCCAGTGCGGTGCCACGACGGAGGCAGGACGCTCTGAATCGACGTATTGCCGGCCCCCATGCGAACCTCGAGGCCGCCTGGCGTCGCCGTCCCCTTGCACTCAGAAAGGCAGTCGTCCCACATGGTGAGTTGATGCGTCGACTTGCCGCTCGTCCACGTCGGCGTCTCGAGGTCGTCCATCCCGATCGACTTGCGGAACTTCTTGGCCGACTCGTCATCGTCCTCGCTGTCGATCATCCCGCCCTTTGGGCCGAGAAGGCACCCGACGTTGAACGGGATGCCGTCCTCCAGCCATTCAAGAACCTGATCCTCTGTGGTGGCGACGTTGCTGGCCCAGTCGTCACCAACTGGATGCTTACCGCAGTTGCGTTCGCCGGACTTGCCGATAGCGTGATCCTTCCGGCCGCAGGTGCAGCGGCCATCGGGCCAGAGGCCGTGGACGCGGACGAGGATTAGCCCTTTGGATAAATAGAGGGCGCACGCTTTGAACATTGCGTCGGCGTCGAATTCAAATGCCATCTTGCATCATCTCCTTATTTTGCAGAAACAGTTGCGTGTAAATTGCTGTCGCTCTTGCCGCTGTTGCAGGGCTGGCAGAGCGTCCAGAGGTTTGACTCTGAATTGCATCCGCCCTTCGCTACTGGGACTTTGTGGTCAACTTCAAGTTGCACGCCGTCATCGGCAGTGAGGCCACAGAGCCGGCACCGATAGCGGTCGCGGCGAAGAACGCGAAATCGAACCTTCTTCGGGATCGGAGTGCGGTACTTGATCGGCCGCTCCTGCGGCTGCTCGTCCGGCTGTTCCTGCCCCATGTAGCCGGTCGGTACGTTGGACATATCCTTCGGGATTACAACGCAGCCAGACCGCACCTTCAGCACCGGAGTCGTGCGGCCTGGGCCGGTGTGAAACAGCGCGAGATGAGGGCATCGCCAGTGGGGCGAAGAGGCACGCTCGATCTCAAGCGACCGTCCGACGTCGAAGCCACGACCTTGCCGCCGTGCGGCCCGGTCCTCGAGCCAACGCCTGCGCGCATCATCTGTCGTGGAGTCATATTCTTCGCGATCTTGGCTCAAGATCGCCGGGGTGATGAGGTCTGTGCCGCGGGCAAGAAGACCGATAAAAGCGACGAGTTTCGTCAAGAAATCGATGGCGCCGTTTGAATCGCTTGCCCAGGTTTCGTGGCAAAGCGTGGGGTCAAACGTGGGGCTTGCTGCGGCGGCCACGGTCTCACCAACAACAACGTCGCGTATGTCCGGCTTGTCGTACAACCACATCCCCTCGGCCGTCCTCATGTTTGAGACGACGCCACCAAGCGGGACAGATTTCAGGATGCGAGCGACCGGCATCCTCGCTGAGTGCATCTCCACCTCGTTGACGTGCTTGCCAGACGAAGGGACTCGGAGGAGGGCAGATTTCATTCCAAACGGCTCGAAGCCCGCTGGAAATCTAAGCAGTAGGTATCTGGTAGGAAAAGCCAAGTCGCCCCACTTCATGTTGAGCGACGTTTTCTGGCACAGCTCAATCGCAATCGGATGGACGTTGTAAAACGGCCTGCCTACGCGGAGCCACCCTATTTCAAAGCATGACCGGAGCGTCTCGATGTTGCCGTCGACGCCCACGGTCGGTGACATCATCAGCCTTGAGAGATAGTCCATTGAGGTTCCACGAAAGCCAGTCGGCTTCATGGAACAGTAGTTGTGGAATTGCATCTTCTCGCTCCTTCACTCAAAGAATCCCCGCGGAGCCGGCATCACTGCCGGCCCCGCAGGGTCAAATGCGCCCGACGGCCATGACGGGAAAGGAACGTCAGAGGGCTCGTCAGACTGCCGCTGGTTACACGCCACTCGCGGCTAGGCGACCGGGCAGTCATCGGGACTGCTTGGGGCCGCCGGCCCAGCCGCTGTGCTACTCGTCGTCGCCGGCATCCACCGTCGTGGTGGCTCCGTTCGGCGCGGCGTTGAACATCCGCTTCAGTGGTTCCGTGTAGGTCACACGGGCCACCTCGGCCTGCTCCGGCGAGACGACGCCGACCAGCCGCGGCACGATCTGCGAGTACGGCTGACCGCCGCTACTCTTGACCTTCGTCAACTTGAGGCCGACGACGCAGGCGTAGTGAAAGTCCGGCAGCCGCTTCGCGAACGGAAGGAAATTCCGCAGCGAGCCGGGGCCGACCGTCACCAGCATGGGCCACGTTTCGCCCTGGCGAAGGATCGCCAAGACGCGGCTCTCCTTGACCTTCTTCCCGGCGCCGCTCTTGCCGGAGCCGTAGCCAAACTCAGCGGACGACGAGAGCGCCGCCCAGTCGTAGCGACGATCGCCGACCCTGAACTTTTCCAAGGTGGAGGGCGAAATTTCCCCCAAATCATCACTCACCCGGTAGCCCACGAGCAGATCGTTCGTCACGATCACGGGACGCATCTCGGACGGATCGTCCTTCGGCCACAGCACGCCGTGCTTGCCGATGGCGACAAGCAGCCCGACGATCTCGTCGCAGCTTTCGACGTTCCCGTTGTTGTCGATGTTCCACACCACACCGCCTCCTGCCGGCGTCGGAACACGGATCAGGTCTTGCTGCGACATGGGCTCGCCGTCCAGATTGGCAGCGATGATCTTGGCCTGCCGGCTGTCAGCCGCCAGAGCGGGGTAATCGACAGTCTTCACATTCGTCGAAATCGCGGTACTCATTTGTGAGTTCCTTGTTGTGTACTTAATCGAACCGACCACGCCGGCAACGTGCCGCCGTGGAAATCAACCAACCGAGACGTGCCGCAGGCGGGGAGCAACGTACTCCGCGACCAAACCTTCAAACGGTGTCCCGGCCGACCAGGGCTGGCTGGCATCCGTGCCAGCCTCCTTGGCCTGCTCCTTCAGTAGGCTTTTCAGCCTGGCCGTGTTGACGCTAGTCAACTCAGCGAGGCATCCAGCCTTCCGAGCGGCCGCCATGACCGCATCCTTCGTGTCTTCCGTGACTGAACACGAGTGTTCCCACTCGACTCTCCAGCTCCGTCCGGCGACTCGAACTCCGTCGAGCCGTTGACCCTGCATTTCCTCGATGGCAATCTTTTCTAAGTGCGACCGTCGCTTCTCAAGCGAGTCCACCTGTGCTTCAAGTTCCTTGATCTTGCGATCAACGTCGGCGATCTCAGCGAGCACCGGCTGGAGCGCTGTTTTTGCTGTATCCGCGGATGATGACATCGACGATGTCCCTTCTTTCTCTGAGTGCCTCGTACACGCGGCCGTCCACTGTGGAGCGGCCGTTGATCGTCGCGACGAGGTGATAGACGAAAACCTTCTTCTCTTGGCCGGGGCGGTGCAGACGTGCGACGGCCTGTTCGTATTCCGCGAGGCTGTAGCCCAGCGAATAGAAAAATGCGTAGCAGCAGTTCCGATCACCGGAGCGGGTGAGGTCGATGCCGATCCCACCAGACTGAATCTGGGCGACCAGCGTGTTGGTTTTGCCCGCCTGCCAGTCGGCCAGTTCGTTGGCGCGGCCTGAAAGCTCGCTGACCTTTCGGCCATCGGCGATCGCTGCGGCCTTGGCGGCGGCCAGATCGGAAGTGAATCTGCAAAATACAACAAGCGGCTCATCTGATGGCAGGTCTTGTAGTCTATCCGACAGCGTCGTGGCCTTGGCCGGATGTTCCGCGATTTGCGACGCGACCGTGTCGCCATCGAACCGGACGAACCCGCCGCAGATTTGCTGGATTCGGAGCAGTTGGACTAGTGCGTTCGCCGCGGTCACCGTGCCAGCCTCGCAGATCGCACAAAGTTCCGTCTCGACCTCGCGGTAGAGTTTCGCTTCTCCCGGCGAGAGTTCGCAGGCAACGTCCTCAAACGTGATCGGCGGCAGATCAAGCACGTCGCACGAGCGAACGTGATGAGTCGTGGCGGCGACCTTGGCGTGAGCCTGCGGCAAATTTCTGTATCCGACGACGAACCGCTGCGGGCCGTTTGAGAAGACGGCGTGCTCTGCTTTGTGCAGCGTGAACGACGAATTCCAGACCGTCATCGGGTAGTCGAGTGCGGCCCAGATGGCCCATGCGTCAAGAATTGAGTGCGGGATGAGCGTCCCAGACAGGCCGATCCTTTTCGCCCACGGGGCATTGGCCTTCACAAGCCGTCTGGCCCAGCGGCTCGCCACGCCCGACGGGCTCTT